TCAGCAGTACCTTTTAACTGATAAAGTGATTTGATGTTTTTGATAAGTTTTCTTTTATCAACACCATTTGCTAATTCTTCAGGTAATGTGGCTAAGAACTCGTTTCTAAATTCAGTTAAGAACCTTGATATAACTTTATCGGGGTCTTTATAAGAAATTAATTCAGAAATGTTTTGAACTGGATTAGGTTTATATCCTTGTATGATTGCTCTTGCATTTGAACTGGAACCATTGATTGCTTCACCTATAATAAATTTTGATTGAGATGTAACAAACAATCTTACATTATCTAAATCTTCAGCAAGAATTGTAGCGGTTGCTTTAGATGTTGCACCTGTAATAGTTTCGCCATTTTGAAATTTACCAAATGCTGTATCTTCAGTAAGAACTTTATCACCAGCATCTAATTGTGTTCTTGTAGAACCTAATCGGCCGGCATCAAGTAATAATAAATTTTCCTGGTTAGTTTCTGTTTCTAATAAAATACCGTCAGTAGTTTCAACTTGTTCTACTGTTAATTCTGCGGATTCTAATAATTGATAATAAGTTTTAAGAAAGGTGGCAAACTTAGGGTGTTGCTCAACTACGAATTCTGGTAATTGTGCATTGAGTATGTTTGAGATTTTGTCATTAAATTTTGCCATTGGTCATTAATAACTCGTTACTGAGGAGTAACCAACTCCAGCATCATTCGAACCTCCAACGAAGCCATCTCTTTCTACTGTAAATGTTGAGTTTGCAATATCAATTTGTATAATTGTATTTCTCACTGGTATAATATCGTTTGAATTAGGTATAAGAGTTAACTCAATTGCTGTGGCAGCCGCACCTCTAATATTAGAAACTGCTGTAATGTTTAATGAGTTAATTGTAATTTGTCCTGTTGTGTAATTAATTGTGCCTTGTTCTGTGTTTGCATAAGTTTTAACACCAGCATTTAAATAGTATCTTCTAATATTGCCTCTACCGTCATCATCTAAAAACATTTCATTTGCATTACCTGAAACTGTAAAACCTGTAGAAGTCAAAATACCGCCCATATCTGCATTGTGTCCTTCGTGTGGATGATAAAATGGATTTCTAAAATAAACATCATATCTTGCTGATGTACTTAATTGTGGTGTAAATGATTTTCTCATTCTAACTGTAGTGATATTTGATACAACACTATTATCCACACCGTCAATTAAACCAGTTACTTTTGAATATCTAAACACACCATCAAATCTTTGTAGTGTATTGGTATTGTAATTTGTAATCGTACTGATAACATTTGATTTTAAAGTTTCTGCTGTTTTAGTTGTAGCCTTTGCATCATATCTAACAGTTGAATTTAAGATAACATTTGTAATATCTGGATCCACAATTTCAGGTCTTACTGAAGCAACATTAAATCTTTTTAATTGAGAAACAATATCATTTTTGGTTGCTGTTGTTAAAGTGGAACCTGATTGTGGATTGATTGAAATTTTTACAACACCATAAACTGGTACCTCATCATCTTCACCACCCCAAGCACTAACTGACAATGCATTTGGATATAAATTTCTAACAAACACCTCATAGTCTGAGGTTGTTACTGCTCTATTTTGAGCTGCATAAGATAAAGGCGCATTGAATTTAATACTGTCACTTGTTTCTGCATCTGCACCACCTTGTGATGCTGAGTTTGTTGTAATTGTAACATCTGTAAATCCACCAACATTACCTGAAAGTGTAAATGAACTTGCACCATTGGATTCTGTTTTGTTAGTAACAATGTATTCTAAGATTACAATATTGCCATCATTTACAGCTGCGCCTGTAACTCCATCACCAAAGTAAACTTCAAATTTGCCGTCTTCAGCTTCTTGTAGAAAAAATGATTTTGTAGTAGAGTTAACATTAGAATAATTTGAAGCAAAAGTGTATGTTGATTTTGTAGTATCAACGGCAGAATTTTGTACACTAACTTTTAAAGTTGATGTATCTGCTTTGCTACTTGGTATAACAAATCTTTGGTCGGGGTCATTACTATCAACTGTATATTTAAAAGTAACTAAAGTACCTTCATATAAAGTTACATTTGAAAATCTATAAACGCCACTAGCAGGAACAATTGTAATGTCTTCATTGTTAACATATTGATATTGTGTATTGTCAACTGTAGTTGTAAACACCGTACCTTTGCTCATTGTTACTGAGGTACCTGTAGCATTATTAATTACAATATCAACATCTGCTCTTGGGGCTCTTGGTGATGATGGTGTATAACCAATCATCTTTGCAAGTGAAACTATGTTGTTACGAATATCTGCACTATCTAAATAAATTTCGTTTGTTGACATATTGGCCAAAAATGCCAGATAGTGTGTGTTGTATGCTAACACATCAAGCATAATAGAAAGACCAGAACCTTCAAAGTTATAATCTTGGAATTCTGATTGACTTTGTAAGAATGTTCTTAGATTTGTTTTAATCTGGTCAAAATCTAAATCTGATATGTTTAACTTGTGATTGGCCATTTATCTATCTTAACCTTTGTAAAAATGTTGTAACTGAAACGGGGTCTGGTACACCACGAACATAAAAATAAACATCAACAACTAATCTGTTGCCATCGGGGTCATCATCTACTGCAACTTGTTCAAGTGATATTCTAGGTTCGTAGTTTATCAAAACTTCTTCAATTTTTCTTTGTATGAAAATACCTGTTAACGGTGTAAAGTTTTCAAATAGTAATTCTCTAACACCACATCCTAATTCTGGATGAAAAGGTCTTTCATAAAAATTTGTTTGTACTAAATTAACAACGCTTCTTTTTACAGCGTTCACATCTTCAACTTTTACAATATCATTAGTTACAGCATTACGGCCAAAGTCAAGGTCTATATCCCTATATCTTCGACTGTTTCGATTACTCTTATTTGTTGTAGATGCGTCATAAATTGCCATAACGGTAATATTTATAAAGTTTTTTCGAACTTAATTGGCAAAAACAGTAGAAGAACCAGAAGTCATAGCTCCACTATCTGCACTATCGCCAATTCTACCTATTGCGATACCATTAATACGAACTGTTGAAGAACCTGCATTTAGATTTGCAACATGTGGAGCACAAGGTGGCGCTGGTGGAAATGGGTGTGATACTGTAGGCGCACCTACAACAATCATATTAATACCATTTGCACTTACCGTACCGTCTGTAGCTGGTGATGCAATGGTGGTTGTACTAGAACAAATATGTCCTGTAGATAAACTGTCGCCTACTCTACATACTGCTGGCATTATCTTGCCTGCTTTGCTTTTAAAGCTTCTCTTCTTTTCTCTTGTATCATTGCTTGTTTGACTTTTCTACCAATTGGTATTAATACTGAATGACACATTTCTTTGCCTCTTTTACTAATATACTCAACACTAATCATACTGTCTTTAAATTGTGATTGTACTGACCTAATAGCCTTCTTTAAACTAATCTCTTCTTTTTCTTGTGTATCACCTGCTTCATTCCAAAACTTAAACATTCTCATTTTTGCCATATTAAGCTCCATTAAATCCAGCTTCTTGCTCGGATTTCTTTACAGTTTCACATCTACAGTTTTTGCAACACTCAATTTCATATTTTTCATTGAATTCTGTTACAACTTCTTGTTTACAAGAGCCACCACAATGACAATCATGTCCACAATTACTACAGTTTGACATATTTACCTCTTTCTTCTATTTATCTAAAAATTACAAGCAACTTTACCACTTCGAAGCTCGGTTTCTGTTAAATTTTCTCTATTTTCTAGCGCTGATTTGCCAATTCGTTCTAAATCAGGTGCAACTTTGCAATTTTTCACTGTTCCTGAGCAAGAAACAAGAAAAAAGAGAACAAAAATAGAACAAATCTTCAGGCTGCGACAATTTTTCATCATTTTTTTCGATTTTTTTTGCTTTTTTTGTAAAAAAGCGCTTGACAAGGGTATTTATCTAGTGTAGGATGTATGTATAAGTTAAAAAAACGAAAGGAAAACACTATGAAAATGACAATTTCAATAATTTTAATCATTACAGGTATCATTATGGCTGCTGGTTCAGGCGGAGATTGTGATGGAAAATGTATGGAATACGCAAATACACTATCCGAAACGCTTTTTTATGCATTTATCGGCCTTTGTATGATGATGATTGGTACAATCCTGGCGATAAGTGAAAATAATTCGTAAAAAAGTGAAAAAAGCTGTTGCCATTGGTTCCAGATTTGATATAATATACACATAACTTAGAGAAAGGACAAACACTATGACAATTCTAGTTGAAAAATCTGCAAAGACGCTTGATGAAGGCGTACAAAACCTTATTGAAGGTTCAAAACTTGACTATGCAAAATGGACTGAAAAAGGCCGTGCTGAAGGCTCAAGTTATTATAATGAAACTCTTGCTGAGTTTGAAAACAAATGTTCAGTAAAACCTGGACAAAACTACATTAAAGTTATCCGTGACAATTCTGTTCACGCTTTTGTTATCAAAAAACTTACTGCAAAAACTGAAGCAATGGGTTTTAAAGTTGGTGACATTTTGAAACCTGCTGGATGGAGAGCGCCTGCTTTGA